ACTTGAGGTGCTGAGAATGTTACAGTTGCAGTTACATATCCAGAACCTGGACTAGTGACTGTAGCAGCAGTAACACCACCACCAGATAAACGAGCAATACCAGTAATTTGATTACCACCATCAATATCAGGTGCGCTGAAAGAAACAGCTGGAACTGATGTGTAACCAGAACCAGAATTGGTTACAGTGATAGTATTTAATGTACCAGAAGTTCTAGCAACAGCGTTTCTGTGTGTTACAGTATCAATACGAGTTACTAGTAGATTATTTGTATAAGATAAAAAGTTTGCTGCAGTAAAGAATGATTGAGCAGTACCATCAACTGGTTTACCAAAGCGACGAACCAAATCATTTTCTGAAGTGATTGTAACTGGATCCATAACTGGACCCCATTGGAATGTACCAGCAAAAGCACCAGCAGAAGTCGAAACTGCTGGAACGATTGAAGTAAAGTCTTTTTCTACGACTGCAACGCCAGGACTAAGTTGGAAAGGCATTGTAAATTCTCCTTAATTACATTTACATGTTATTTTGTTTTGCTTCGAGGAGCACTTGAAAGCACTAATTTATTTATTGAAAAGTCATTTTCAGAAGTTCAATGGTGGCTTCTCTCTTGTATCGCCATTATCTAGGAAACCAAATGGAGTCAATTCATCTTCCATGGCTTGAATCTTTTTCTCATACATAAGTTGTCTAAGGTTTACATTATTTAGTTCTTTAAAATAACTCGTTGCTGTCAACCATGAGAATAAAACTAGGGTCATTACTAAGTCATCATGATATCCATCGTCTGCAGCATAAGAACCCTTTGTTTCAATAAACGTTGAAATCTCTGAAATTATATCAGCGTCTTGAATAATCATTTTATTTTCTTCAAGTAACGATTTAAAGTTATGGCACCCAGTGCGTTTAACCTTTTTATCAGTTGTAACACCAAGTTGTGTTTTACCACCACCAAAACCACCTGAAACTGTCTGAATAGCTGTAGTTCTATTAACGAATATTAAGTTTTCATACTCCAATTCGTTATGTAGAATGTACGGAACTTGTTCGCTTGAATTTGTTTCAACCAACACATACGCTTCATTAAATTTAGTTGCAACTTGATGTATTACGTTTGGATATAATAAAGGACTGATGTTATTATTTCTATATTTTCCAACTAACTTATATGGAGTTTCTGTAATATCCATAATTGTGAATGCAGAATAGTCACCACCAACACCCTTTGCCGTATCAGCAACGATAACATAAATGTGGCTTTCAATAGGATGTTCATAAATATCAAGACCATCCTTACTAAACACAGGAACAGCCAATGACATTCTTGCGATAGTATCTGCATTTATTAATGTTAAACTAGAACCAAGGAATTTACATAGTACTTCTTGATTATATTTTAAATCACCGAGCATAGCTTTCTGTTCATTCGCCCATTTCTCATCGCGACCTGGAATTTTCCAATAAGGAATGAATAATGGAACAAATCCATTTCTATTATTTTCAGCGTCATTCCAGAATTTCCAGAAATGATTATATCCGAGTGGCGTTGAACTTAATAAAATCTTTGTCGTCTCACCAGCAGAAATAGTTGGATAAACTGAAGTGAAAAATTGTTCAGCGACAGTGTTTGGTATAATGGCAGCTTCGTCAACATATAGTAAGTTAACAGACTTACCACGAATACCAGAAGCAGAAGTTGCAGCAGTGAATACCTTTGATCCGTTTTCTAATTCAATGTCACCTTTGTTCCAAGTAGTAACACCTTGTTGTAACCAGTTAGGTAAGTGTTCATACATAGTTTGATAACGATCTAAAACTTCTCGAGCAGCTGTCGCTTTATTTGCTAGAATCGCTACGTTTTTGTTATCTTGGAATAAAGTATACCATAAAATGTAGGCAGCTGAAGTAGTAGTCTTACCTTGCTGACGACCCTCCATAAGAATAACTCTACGATTCTCATGAATGACTTTCACCTTTTCTTTTTGACACTCATATAACTTAAATGGAACTAAACCATGATCTAGTGATACGATTTTACAATAATTTTCAATGAAATAAATTGGGTCTTGAGAACACAATAAGTATTCTTGAACTTGTTCTGGAGTAAACTGAACGCTGACATTAGCAGCTTTCAAATTCACATTAGCATTATATACTTTTTGATTCATTAGAAATTATCTTGCCAGTTTTCGTTAGAGACTGTAGCAGTTGTTGGGTCACCTTCTGCCACATAAGTTCTATTTGGATTAACAAATGTTTCGTCTTGACCAATATTTGCTGCAACCTGAGTGATAACACCCTGATTACTTGTTGGTCCAAATAAGTTTGTCTTTAGTGTGAAGTTTAACGTATGAGTCACAAATCTACGAAGTTGAAAATCGCCATCATAGTCGTCTTGTACTGTTATACTGTTTAAAATGACTGGAACATCAAGTACTAAATTCATGTCGTCAATAGTTTTAATTGACAATGTGTATTCTGGAGTGAACGTTGGAAGAATCTGTTCGATGATTTGAAGACCATCTTCTTGTGTTTTTGTTAGAACGTAAAGAGATATGTCAATGTTATATGGAACTGGAGTATATAATGTGTTCATTGATGTTGTACCGACACCACAAGTTATCTTGTTCATGCGATTAACTTTACGAGAAGGATCATACGAATAACCAGTAATCTCAAAAGACATTCTTGGTAAAGTTGTATATGTATTACCTTCAAGAGTTGGGTCTGAATCTATACGAACTAACCATTTTTCTTTTGGTGCGTATGCTAATGGAACTTGTACACGTTGTATTGTAGTTCCATTTACAGAATCGCCTTCTTTGCGATCTATGTATATGCTACTAAACAATCTACCAAAAGATACGATTGTTTTTCGAATAACACCGTGATAAAATACTTGATTATTTAACATTAAACTACATCCCCAAACGGATTATTCTCATTGAATAAAATATTTTCTGATTCTTCTTTAAATTTGTTGTTATCACCAAACGAATCTGGTTTATCTATATTTGTTGATATTGTGCATGTTGCGATGGCACCAATTCCACCACCACCAATAAAATCAATAATAGGTGCAACTTGATATCCTGTTCCTGGATTTGTTAGTGTTATACTTACTACCTTACCAGCATTAGCACCAGTACCAAGTGTTGCTGTAGCTGCAGCACCCGAACCAGAACTTGATGTGAACGACACGTCAGGTGCAGATGTATATCCAGAACCAGAACTACTTAACGTTAATCCAGTTATCTCACCAAAACCACTTCTTGTTGTATTAGTTGAGAATGTTTTTAATGTTTCGAATACATCAACTTCTGCTATTCCAGTATCAATACGTTCAGAAGCATATTGGAATAATTCAACTTGAAGTTTGTAAACATATAATTTACCAAGTTGATAGAATGGGTCTTGATGTGTGACAAATTTAATTTCAAACAATCCTTTAGTCAATGGAAAGTAAATTAAATCTCCCTCATTTGGTCGATTAGGTAGAGTTGTTACACCATATCTACCAACAAATTGTTCCCATCTACGGCGAGCAACTACCAATGTAGCTGATTGCTCCATCATTAAACCAAACTTTTGAATAAATGCACCTTGACCAGAAAAAGAATCTACATTCTCAAAATACATTTCAATAGGAAAAGCTGTTTTAAATTGAGATAAACGATCTTCTCCTAGGATCTCATCCTTAGAAACAAGAGTTCTTGGAATGTACATAACCTCATTACCATACATACGCAAAGATTCAATAATTAAATCTTCAACTAGGTATTGTTCGTTACGAGTACCATGAGAAAAGTATACGTTTGTTGTTGTCATATTATCCTAAGAAAAAGTCAAGAGGAGCTGATTTATGCATTAAATCATCTTCCAATTCTTTTATTTCTCCGATTGCTTCGTCATAAAGAGCATTACCATCTAACGTCACGCCACCTGGAAGTTGAATTCCAGAAAACTTTTTAATGTTTACTGCCCATTGTCTTTTAAATAGAGCAGTAACATAGTGCTTCAACCAAGGATCGCCCCAAACTTTCGTGTATTCTGCTGGATCTAAAACACGATAACACTCAAACACAATGATAGATCCTTCTTTTAATTCAGTTTCCCAATCGCAATCAATGAATAATTTTCCTTGTAAACGATTGAATCTAAATCCTTGTTGTCCATTTAATTCCATATCCAATAAAGCGATATGACTCATTACTGTGGTATAGTAAATGATTGAAGTGGATGTTAGATCATATAAATCATGAAGACGAAGTTGATATTGAATATCAAACATGTTTTTTGATGATTGTGTTTGCGTCACTGGAATGACACGATAAATCCCATAAACTAATTCTGGGATAGTGATATATCTATTCGTAAGATCAGTGGAGGTTACTGTATGTTTCATGTAAACTTTTTCAACACCATCGTAGTGGTATTGTCTCCAATACTCAAGTGCTTCAGTTAGTCGATCTTCTAATTGATCATCGTCAACGTTGATCTCTAATACTGGAGCACCAAGAGCTCTTAGAGCATATTGTTTTAAACTTTCTCTTGAATCAACAGCCATTTTATTTTCCTAATTGAGCTTTAAGTGTATCAACTTCAGCTTTAAGTTCTTGAACTGCTTTAACTAAAACAGAAACCATTTGCGCATAATTCAATGTTTTAATACCATCTTCTTGGATTCCAACAAATTCTGGAATAATTTGTTCAACTTCTTGGGCAATAAAACCAATCTCAGGTTTTTCGTTCTTAATATATTTAACAGAACGTAATTGCATAACACTATCTAAACCATAACTACTGTTAACAACATCAGTCTTTAATCTGACGTCAGAAGAAACTTGGTGTGCAGAAGCATAAAGAGTTCCGTGGTATGAATTTCCAGATCCATCTCGAGCAACTAAAGTAGAAATAGTATTAGCTGATGTAGCATTTGTACTAACAGTAACAGCACCAGTTGAACCACTAACTGATAAGTATGTTCCAGCTGCCAATGAAGAAACACCACCACTTGATCCAGAAGACGCTGCGGTAATACGTCCTTGAGCATCAACTGTAATGTTTGTATTAGTATAAGAACCAGCAGTAACAGTGGTATTGGCAAGAGAGATCGTACCACTTGTAGTAATTGTACCACCAGACAAACCAGTTCCAGTGGCGATAGACGTCACTGTACCAGTTGTTGATGAAGTACCTGCGCCAATTGCTGTACGGAATGTGGCAGCATCTAAAGCTGAAACAGTATTATCGGCATTAAATCTAGGGAATGTGACTGCTGATGGATTAGTGATAGTAAATAAATTACCACCAAGAGTTGTAGCACCCAAAGATGTTCTGCCTGTTGATGCAGTTAAATTAGTTGAGCCACCATCCCATTGTAGACGCTGTGTATAAGCACTGTCCCAGTTAGTTTGACTTGCTGTGGTAGGAATAGAATAACCAGCAGTTAATGTTAAAGCAAGTGTACCTGATGTAGTAATAGGAGTACCTGATATAGACAACCCTGTTGGAACTGTCATAGCAACAGAAGTTACTGTGCCTGCCGTACCATTACTCGCAGAAGTAATACGACCTTGAGCATCAATAGTTACGTTTGCATTAGTGTAAGAGCCAGCAGTTACTGCTGTATTGGCAAGTGCGATAGTAACTGCACCAGAACCATTATAAGAAGTACCAGATAGACCAGTACCAATGGTTAGGGCATTCAGGTTAGAACCCAGAGATACACCTGAAATTGTAGAGTTTGATAATTTAGCATTGGCGATGGAACCAGCTAACATTGTATTTGTTACTGTTCCTGAGTCGCCAGTAGTAACAATTGTACCAGTTGTTGCTGGGATAGTTAGAACTGTTCCAGTACCAACTGCTGCAGCAGGAACTATCTGAACAGTACCAGAAGTAGATCCAGGTAATGTTACTGAAGAAATGCCTGTCAACGCTAAGTTAGCAGAAGAACGATTTAGCGTAACTGCAGTAGTACCAATATAAGCAGTAGAGTTACCAAGAACTGCAGAAGGTAATGTACCAGAAAGATTACCAGCAGTTAGCGATGTTAGATTTGCTCCAGACACTGCGCCAAAAGAACCAGACCAAGTTCCTGATGTTATTGTGCCAACACTAGTCAAAGAAGAAGCAGTTACGCCAGAACCAAGAGTCGTTGCGCTTAAAACAGAAGTACCAGCAATATAATATGCTTTAGCAGAAGCTAGATTTAAGTGCTCTGACGATGTCCAAGCAGAAGTAGCATTTACCCAATTTAATGTTTTATCAGTCGCACCCTTAAGAGTAATACCACCACCATCAGCTGTTGTATTTGTTGGTGTTGTTACTGAACCAAGTTCAATATTTTTATCGTCAACACTAATTGTTGTAGAATTTATAGTTGTAGTAGTACCATTAACAGTTAAATCACCACTTAATGTTAAGTTAGTGAATGATGGACTATCACCTGTACCAACTGCTTGACCAATAGAAACTTGTGTTCCAGAAACAGAAACACCAGTACCAGCAGTAACAACAGTAATTGCCGCAGAACCATCAAAGTTTACACCTTGAATTGCACGAGCAGTTGCCAATGTTGTCGCAGTGCTAGCGTTACCTGTTAAAGCACCAACGAAACTTGATGATGTTACTGATGTTAAGCCAGCTAGAGTTGTACTAGATGATCCTAAACTAATACTTGTTGTACCAACTGTTACAGCACTGTTAGCTAAATTGGCATTTGTAATACCAGCAGTACCAGAAAGGTTACTATTAGTTAAACCACTGATAGTATTAGAACCAGCAGCGATTGTTTTATTTGTTAGGGTTTGTGTGCCAGATAGAGTGGCGACAGTTGAATCAATGTTAAATGTTACTGTATTATTTGTGACTGCAGAATCTAACCCAGTTCCACCAACAAAAGTTAGCGTGTCTGATAATAAAGATACATTATCAGTACCAGTGTCGCCAGCGATTGGTAATGTAGAAGAAACTGTTGCTGTTGATGCTGCGGTAATACGTCCTTGAGCATCAACAGTGAATGTTGGGATAGCAGTGGCAGAACCATAAGAACCAGCAGTTACTGATGTATTAGCAAGATCAATAGTAACTGCAGAAGAACCATTGTATGAAGTTCCAGAAAGCCCAGTACCAATGGTTAAACTATTTAAATTTGAACCTAAAGAAACTCCAGAAATTGTAGAGTTTGCTAATTTAGCATTTGAGATAGAAACTATATTAGATAAATCAGCACGTGCGGTTTCAAAACCACCAGCAGTTACATTATCATGAACTCTTAATGAGTCATTTGTTGTATCAATCGTCACCTCACCAATTGCGCCAGTGAACGTTGAGTGTTGAGTAGTTGTACCTCTTCTAAGTTGTACTTGTACAGCCATTATTATTCCCTTATTTTATAGCGTACCAAAATCTTGGTCGCTTAATACTGATTCTACAACAGAACCAAAATCTATCGATATACCACCACCAGTAGAGCTACCATTAGATATAGAATCGATTTCATTATTGGCGTTCTTATAAAATAATTTACCATCAGCATAGTTTAACGCAACCTCTCCATACTGTAAATCTGATGTCGTAGGAACCTTTCCAGGTTGAGAGGATTTTTTGAGAATAATGTTGTTTGCCATAATACCTTTATTCTAAAAAGAACACAATACTGAGTAGTAATAACTACTTGGGTGGGTAGTGCCCACCCTATTCAATTATTTAGTATGTTCCACCATCGATGTTAAATCCATCGAGAGTAGAAGTTGATGCACCAGCTCCAGTGATATTACCAGAAGCAGTGATAGTTCCTGATGCACTTAGAGTGGTAAACGAACCAGCTGCAGCAGTAGTCCCACCAATTACTGTGTTATTGATTGTACCACCAGTAACAGTTGGAGAAGTTAGTGTTTTATTAGTTAATGTTTCAGTTCCAGCTAATGTAGCTAGAGTGCCAGTAGTTGGGAATGTAACAGTAGTGGCACCTGTCATCGTGAATGTCGATGCGTATGCTCCACTTGTTGTTAAGTTGCCACCAAGAGTGATTGTCTTAGAACCATTATTAACACCAGTACCACCATAAGTTGGGTTAATAATATCAGCTTGCCAAGTGCCAGAGGCGATAGTACCAAGAGTAGTGATAGAAGTCTGACCAACATAAGTTGATGCAATATCAATACTATCAGCGTTTACAGTTAAACGATTCGCAGTACCTACGATATCTAGAACACCAGAAGTATACGTTAAACCAGCACCAGCTAAAGATGATTTTAGTTGTAAATTATCAGATACAATCTCAATGCCACCAGAACCAGCTACGTTTACTTCAAGGGTATAACCATTCTTACTTAGACCATTACCAGCAATTAAAGTTCCAGATGCTGAGAATAATGCAAAATCTAGAGCAGTAGTACCAAGAGTGATTGGGTCGTTAGTCGTTAGAACGAATCCACAATCGCTGTTTACAGTACCTTCCTCAACGAAACAGAACATTCCAGAAGTAACTTCACCACCTGGATTATTATCTGCGTCAGTTGCACGAGTCCATGAACCAGCAGCAACAACGTAAATACCGTTCTGAGAACCAGTAGATTGATTCTTAACAAGAACACGATCGCCAACAGAAAGAGAAACTCCATCAACAGTCTGTGTATTACTTAATGTGATATTTGCAGTTGTAGCAGCACGAACAGAACCTTTAACGTCCAATCCTGAACGAGCAGCATCAACATAATATTTTGTAGCTGCATCAGAATCAGCAGTTGGCTCAGCAAGATTAGTAATCTTGTGAGCATTCATATCAATTACGTTACCGAAAGTCGCAACTCCAGTAACACCTAAAGTTCCACCAACTGTTGTATTACCAGTAACACCTAATGTGCTTGATAAAGTTGTTGCGCCAGTAACTGCTAAAGTACCTGCAGCAGTAACGTTACCTGTTGAAGCAGCAACAGTGAATTTATTGGTATTAACAGTTAAATCGTTTGTTACTGCTAATGTGCTTGATAGAGTTGTAGCACCAGTTACTGCTAGAGTGCCACCTAAAGTAGAGTTACCTGTTACACCAAGAGTGCCAGCAACGCTAGTGTTTCCAGAAGTGGCAGAAACAGTAAACTTATTAGTGTTAACAGCAAAGTCCCCAGCAACACCAAGAGTAGAACTAAGAGTAGTCGCACCTGTTACACCTAAAGTACCACCAATAGTAGTATTTCCAGTAACACCAAGAGATGTTAAACCAGCAAGAGATAGAGTAGTAGAACCAAGAGAAAGAGTAGAAGTACCAAGAGTTATATCTTTGGCAGCAACTGCTCCAGAAGTAACAGTAAAGTTAGCAGTGGCAAAAGAAGCAACACCCTTGTTAGTTGTACTTGCATCTTCAGCAGAAATTGTTAATGTATTTGCAGTTACTGCTGTATCAATACCTTCACCACCAACAACTGACAATGTCTCAGATAATAAAGAAATACCATCAGAACCAGTATCACCAGTTAAGTTAAGTGTAGTGGCAACAGATACAGAACCAGCAGCAGATAAACGACCTTTACTATCAACAGTGAATGTTGGGATAGCAGTGGCAGAACCATAAGAACCAGCAGTAACACCAGTAGTCTTAAGTGCTAATGAAGTAGTTCCAGCAGTATCGTCGTATGTCGCATCAATTTCTGAGCTATCAACAATACCACCACCAGCTACGTCTTGAATATATTCTTGTAATGATGTAGAAGTGTCGCCGATATAAACATTAGAAATAACAGTTTTACCAGTACCATTTGGTGTAATAAACAAGTCACCATTAGTATCAGTAGAAGAAATGGTATTACCATTTAGATCAAGGTTATCAACTTTAAGATTATCAACCTTATTGTTCGAATCAGTAATTATTGCTGATGATGCTGTTAATGTACCTGGAGTATGATCTAATTTATCAGTGAAATATTTACCACCGATAACAACGTGAGTCGCAGCGTTACCAGCAGTTTCACTACCCATACCGATGTATAAGCGATCACCACCATTGGATCCGTTATCTGTTAGTGCTGAGTATGCTAGTTCGCCTGCGCCAAGAGTGGTAGGATTACCACTTACTGACGATCTTTTAATTCTAATTATGCTGGCCATCTTTTATTTCTCCGTTAAAATTCGCCACCTTCCATATCCTGCGCATCAAGCGTAGTTGTGGAAGTCCATTTATTTGTTATTGTTCTATATACCAAAATCGAACCATTCTGTTTACCATTAGTTGCAACATCTATGTCTGCGATGTTTTCCATAGATTCTACCACTGCAGGGTTCGATAAATCAGTTGATGTTAAAACGATTCCAGTTTCTTGAACTGTGGCAGTTGTGCCACCAGAACTAGAACCATCAATTGTTGCTATAATTTCTGCCATGTTATTTTGTAATTTCTGGTGTTACTGTCACAATTCCTTCTACAACCCTAGTTTTTGTTCCTGATGGAGATGTTATCTCAACATCATACAACCATCTTCCAGCTGGAATTGTTGTTGATGTTCCAGAACTTAACTGTAATCTAACTTTGCCAGTTGTAGCATTGTATATTGTAGCTGTAAAATTGAATACTTGAGTAGATGTGTAAGACTTTCTCATTTGAGAAGCCACAGAATATCCAGTCAAATCTAATGGTTGTCCGTTAGTTGCAGCCACAGTGATAATTGTGCTGTAGTCACTACCAGCGTCAACAACGAGATTACTAACAGTTGCCATAATTGATCCTAAAATTCATTTATTTCAATACTTATTTATCTTATTTTGGAACGCTAAATATCTTCGTATAAATAACAATATACGGCGAAAGCGATATTTTTTAACTTATGGAGTTAGCATGGAAACCACACAATCCCCACAAAATGGTACTATTACAACTGAGGCACTACCTCTGGTCGAACAAACATTTGAAAAACACTTGTTTCCGACAACTTTGTTTATGTTCGACAATAAACGTCATGAAGACATTAAACAACAACTAATTGACGCTGCTGGAAAACTTTCTTCTTCTCAAGACGAAAGAGATGTCTTATCATTAGACGAAGAATTCGTTTCTGTTATCAAACAAGCAATTTTTGACATTTGTTCTAAATTGCCAGAAGTTGTAGAAAACGAAAAAATTCCAGTAATTCTTGGTTCTAATATTATGTTCCAACAACCAAGAGAACACATTCCAGTACACGCTTATGAGAACTCATCATTAGTATTCACATTCGTGTTAAATGGTAGAGAATACATCCCGTCTACATATTTCGTAGACCCACGTGGTGCTGTCCAAACAATTCGTCAAAAGGTTTCGCAAGGATTGATTGGAACATACTTCTACGTTCAAGCAATCGAAAGTGAAATTATTGTAACTCCAGGTTATTTACAACGTTATGTTGAAACAAACTTGGGTAACGAAGCATATGTAACTTTCAACGTTTTGGTTGGTTATACAGAATAGAATAATCATCTAATAGAAACATCCAAGAGGGGTTTGAGTTACTAAGACTCGAAACCCCTTTTGTTTTATTCCAAGCATAGTGACTATTTCCACTATAATCCTCAATCAATTCTCGCATTACCCATCTATGGGTTAAGGAATCGCCTTTAATTTTAGTAAAGGGTTCTTTAGTCGTAACAGCATATTTTTGAAAATCTTCCGTATCAAAAAAGTGGTGAACTTTATTCCAATTTTTTGTATTAACCATGGCGTCAAATTTAGCTGTATACCAGTCAAAATTGAAAATGAAATACCATCTTAAATCTCTAACTGTTTCAATCTTTTTTGGAGAAGCGTCAATGGCTGGTTTTAAAAAAGATAGCAATTCTTCATTAATACATTTTTCATATGGATCTAAAATATCATCAGAATTAAATTGGTGATGAAATAATGTCACTTTAGAGTTTTTAGAAAAATCGTCTGTAGGTCCGAATAACTGATTACCCATAAAACCAGTAACATAAATACAGTCTTCATCTTCAAATTCTTTTTTGGATGCAACTCTAATTCTATAATTACACCCAGTCGGTAATATATTTTTATCAAACATATTACCAGATTCTAATATAGAACTGTATGTTCCATATACTGTTATTTGTTTTGGGTCATTGGCGAATTTTAATAAAGAAAATAAAGCCAACGTGCTATCAATACCACCGCTCCAAACAACATTAATCGGTTTATTATACGATAATAATTCTTTTGCTCGTTCTTCTACAATCTGTTCAAACGATTTATTAAATGTCGGCGAATTCGGTATCGCAAATAAATCTGGTTTTACGTTTAAATAGTGAGGAACATTACCAGTTCTATCATACACAAAATTCATTGTGTCCATGTTGTATTTTCTGTAAATGGAAAATACTTCTTTATTCTTAATATATGGAATTACACTGGCATCATCTTTTTCTATTAGTGATGGAACTGTGAACACATTGTAATGTAAAATTTGTTTCATAATATCCTCAATGAAAATTGGGAGCCGAAGCTCCCAATTATTTAGCGTCAATTACAATTAATGTAGTTGAATCTTTTGTACCAATCCTGGAGTGAAATAATCAGCAAATTTTTCATAAACAGAATAAGTGATTTCTTTGAATTTAATTTCTTGTTCAGCAGACATTTTAACAACCTCAACACCTTTAGCTTCGCATTCAGCTAAGATGTTTGGAATATCAGCAACTGACTCGCGACGTTCTGCACGAGCAGCATTAAATGCAGCAGTAGACAAAATCTCTTGAGTTTCAGCATCGAACTGTTTAAAGAAATCTTGATTAACAATAATAGAAGTTAAGAATAAGCTATGAGCTGTATCGTTAACAACGCTGAATGCTTCATTCTGTTGTAGTGGGAATACACGAACATAAGTAGATTCGCCAGCTTCAATTTCGCCAGCCTTAGCAGCTGCGTTCATTTCTTCTAATGCAATGTGCTCTTTTGGTTCTGCGCCAAGTAACTTGAAAGTTTCAACGGCAACTGGAGAGCGTGATGTACGAACAGTACGACCTTTCCATGCTTCTACTGTATCAGCACGGAAGTTAGCTGGAACAACACGATATCCACCTGAATAAGTGAAAGACATGGCTTTGATGTTTGACTGCTTAGATACACCAGCTAATAATTCAGTACCAATCTCACCTTCTAAAACTGCGTCAGCATGAGCGTGGTCACGGAACAGGAATGGAAGATCTAACGCATGTAGGTCTTTATTATAATCAGCCAACCAAGTAGTGTAGATATGACTCATTTCAATTTTACCAGAATCAACTAATTCCATTAAAGCGTCTTTAGTGATTTTCTTACCTTCATTATATTTTGTAGAATAATCAGATAATGAAAGAACTTCGATATTGAATTTACCACCAGTTTGCTCATTAACTTCTTTAGCAAATCTCTCAGCGACTTTTAAGAACAAACCGATTGGTTCGTGAGCAATGACCCACTTTACGTGTTTTTGTTCCATTTATTTCTCCTTTGTTATTTTATGCAACAGGTAATCTGCCATGGACAAGTCGATTACCCAACGCTCCATTCCATTATTTAGTTTGCAAGTTAGGACTGGAATGCGGTTTTCTATTAAAATCTCTTTATATTTATTGATAAACGATTTTTGTTCATCTGTTCCGTATATTTCAAATTCTGGTATTTGTATATTGAAGTTATTACTTTGATATACATTATTCTCTGAGTTTTGATATTTGACCTCAGCTATGGTGTATTTGTCGTTATCTCTTCCATATCTTGGAAATTTAATAACTTCCCATACATTACAATCAATAAATGCCATTATTGTGGAACTGTTGGAACTTGAACTACTGGAATGTTAATTGGTTTTCTAACTTTCCAAGATTTTTGTTTACCACCAGTTTTAACGAAATCTATATCAATAACTGGTTGAGACTTGATACCATCATATCTAATCTTATCTCCTTGAATTTCAACTAGAATTAAACCATCTGTCATAATGAATAAACAAGAAGCCAACATGGCCAAGTTATACCAATATAAGTTTTCGCAAGCCTGTTCCCAATATTGATCTTCTAAGAACAAACACGCACCCTGACATAACTGAACGACTGGACAAGAAGGACACTCTGAGCGTGTTGACCAATGATAAGAATTAGTTAATCTAACATCTTCTAATTGTTCAATATTACCTAAATTATGCTTAGTTAAAGAAGAAGTGTTTTGGCAAGTAGTTACGTTACCTTTCATATCAATAGCAATATTATCTTCTCTATCCATACCACATTTTTGACCAAGAACTTCTGCTGGACGTTTATAAACAATTGATTCGAAGAAAGACTTAATCTTACTATGAATGGTCATACTAAAGGCATTGTCATTATTAATTGTTTCCCAGTATAATGAGTGTAGAATTTCTTTTTTCTCATCAGACGTCTGTATAGAATGAGCCATTCCAGAATCGTCATACGGTAACATTAATTCTTCTGTTGTAACATGTATTTCCATTTGACTAACGTCAACGTGTTCATATCCAAAATCAACTCTATTTAATTTGTCTAAAATGAAATTCCTAACTGCAACTAAAGATACATTTTCTCTAGTTAATACAGCGTTAAATCCGAATCTCATTTTTCCCAAAGTTTTAAGAGCATAAACAACAGCATCTTTTGCCTTTGGTTCATCTAATGGGTCTGGACCACGATTCTGAGCGTGTAATGGACCATCATGAGACATACCGATAGAGAAACCCATTTGATTAAACCAATCAATCTTATCTCTATCAAAAAGAGAACCATTGGTAACAATATTAAAAGATGCGTTAGGATAAACTTTACGAACTTTCTCAGCTAATGGTTTTAAAGTTTTCCAATATACTAATGGTTCACCACCCCAAAATTCTAATCTAAATCTATCATATGTAGTGAAATTAAAATTGGTTTTAATTTTTTGAATTAATTCCTCAGCATCTTCTGGTCCACCAACTGGGTCATGTGGTTGATGTGCTTGATTACAATATGAGCAAGCATAATTACACTTCAATCCCATTGTAATTTTAATAGTTTTTGGAGTTGCCGATTTCTTTCCATGTAATGCTGGATCATGTGGATTAGTTACGTTAGCTGGTGTCCACACTTTAGTTGTGAAATCGTATTGAAGACCATTACTAATATGTTGTAAATCTGGTCGTTCTAGAGTTTCTTCCCAATACATCTCTGATGTAATTGGATCATATATCATAATTTGTTTCACATCATTAGCCCCTTGTAGGACTAGTTTATAAGCACTCATATATTTCCTTAATAAAATAAAAATACCCTGTCTTTACACAGGGTATTTAGGCGATCGTATAATAAGTTAAACTATTTCAATCCAAAGTTCTGCATAAGAAAGATATCTTCCAGCAGTCAATTTAACCTTAATGTAATCTCCAGCAGTTAATCCAGAACTAGTAATTGTTAAATTAGAACTTCCATTAGCAGAACTAATTCTATTTTTATTTGTTGTACAATTAACAGTTACAACTTCGTATGTATTAACAACAGTAGGGAAATTTTCTTTATTGAAATTAAATTTAAAGTTATACACATCAGAATGTGCTAGTTGAACTTTATAATGGCATGGGTATTCTTTGGTGAATACAGCTGAGCTATCAACATTACCTTCTGAGTCTAATAAATCAAAAGTAATATCTGGTTTAACAGTTGTATACCAATCGATGCGTTCTTGATTAGTCATTAGCTCAGCTTCATTCTCAAGAACTGTATCTCCATAAGCTCCAGGAGCATTGACGATATGGAATATTAACATAGCTTGGTTGAAGTCAACTGAGTCTTTATCAAAAATACCTAAAGAAAAACATGGTAATAAGTTACTATTATATCTTGTAGCAACAGTTCTATTCCAGTGAGGAGCACCCTTTGCTGGTAGATTTAATGATGTTATGAAATCAGTCATTTCAATCGGTCCAATAATCTTTTCTGTTGTTACATCAAAGTCAACGAACCAAAAGGATGAATCATAATTTTTTGGAAAATCTGAAACACTGAAAAATCTCTCGTCAACGTTGTCATAAGAAAGTTCTACATCTTCATCACGAGTTAAATCTGGGCGAACTACTTTATCTACAGAAACTTTAATTTGTTTAGTTGCTGTATTGTATCCCATAGTAGTTCTATAATTGTTATTAATACCAATTTCTTCTCTACCTTCAAGACTAAGAATCGGTGTTTTAATTAGTTTAAACATATTTTATACCTTTAGCAGTTACAATCGCAAGCACAGTTACAATTACAGTTACAATTACAGTTACAATTTGTTCGATAGAATTTAAAGTGCCCCATAGATTGATCTTGAGAGTCGTGACGAACACCATCTGCGTATGAAGTGTTACGGAAGACATTCAAACGCCAATCAGTTACGTGTACGTTTATTGATAAATCTGCAGCGTCGCAGTTGCCACAGTTACAGTTACAGTTACTATTACATGCATTACATGCGCAGTTCCATCCACAGTTACCGTTACTGTCTGTCACGTTGCGGTTACCAGTATCACCCTGCCATCCCCAGAACACACCATTTAGGTCTGTTCCACTTGAAATCTTAAATCCAGTTGCAGAAACTGCCATATTATTTCTCCAATTTTTCTAAACGAGTAGTTAATTCTTTAATGGTTTGTTGTTGCTCTTTAATTGCTTCGATTAAAACACCAACCATATTAGCATAAGCAACAGATTTATAACCAGATTCATCAGTTCCTACAACTTGAGGTAGAACCAATTCTACTTCTTGAGCAACAACACCAATCTCTGGTTTATTATTTCTTGTATATGAAACACCACGTAATTTACATACAGTGTCAACAGCATTATTTAGTGTTTCGATGTTCTCTTTAAGTCTTTCGTCTGATGATGTCTGAACAGAAGTAGCAACTATGTCAACGAACGTGTTTGTTGTTCCTGCGAATGTGTTATTTGACGCTAATCTTGGAATATTCGCACCAACAGATAAAGCTGGAGCACCAGCAACACCATCTCCGTTAGTCACATCAATATCACCAACAACTCCAGTGATAGCTCTTGTTGTAATAGCACCATTTGATGTTCTTACAACCATACCATTCGTTGATAATCCAGAGAACCCAGATAAGTCAGCATCATATGGTTGAACATCAGTACCAATCACTAACCCTAAAACAGTTCTTGCTGCAGAAGCATTGGCAGCTGCAGTTAGAGTTCTAGTATAAGAAGTGAAATCTGCAAGGGCAGCTGTACCAGAACCAGTATAGTAAGGAATCTTATCTGCAGCTGAAGTTAGTCCAGCAATTGCAGCTAATTCAACATCATACGCTTGAACATCAGTTCCGATGGCAAGTCCCAAATTAGTTCTTGCTGCAGAAGCAGTAGTGGCACCTGTACCACCAACACTAACTGGAATAGATCCACCACTAATGCTGATAGAACCAACACTAAGGTTTCCACTGAATGCACCACTAGTACCTGATAATGCACCAGCAAGAGTTAATGCGTTTAACCCAACGTTACCAGTAGAATCTCTGGTAACAACAGAACTTTTATCTGTTGCAACTGGAAGTGTAGAAGAAGTGTTTAGTCCATCCAACAAATCAGCATCTAAACCAGAAGAAGAACCATCAACTGTTTTTAACTTGGTTAAAACATCGGACGCTGTATAATCCGCAGATGCTAGTTTTGTACCTAATTCGGTGTTTAAATTACTAAAGTTATTATCAACTTCAGTATTTGTGAGAGGAGAACCTTTAACTGTTCGTAAAACGATGGTCGCCATTATTTTCCCTTATGATCAGCGATCTTTTAATAACATAACAAGCATCTGCTTAATGTCAGAAAGCTCTGATTTAATATTATTTATTTCTTGTGATTGACGTGCAATCTCATTTTGTTTATCTTCGGCAGCTTTACGCTGTTTCATATAATTTTCATACTCACTTGTATTAGTATTTATGATAGCCTGAGAAGAGGTATCTCTAACCAAGCTATCGTGTCCAGAAACTTTTAAGTAATTCATTATGCGCAAGCGATAATTCTTAAGTCTTTAATTCTTGGAATTGCTGAAGTGTTTGTAGACTTCATAACCAATTTAACCTGAATTGCGTCAAATGGGTTCAATCCAGTAATTGAGTAATCCACATCATAGAATGTTTCGTTACCGTTTTCAACTTTAGTTGCTGGAGTAACTGGAGTAGCTAAAGTATATTTAGTCTTATCCAATGTTCCAGTAGAACCTAGCGATGTCTTATAATAAACATCAACATCAGAATTAAATGGAACGTTAGCTGCAAAACGAATCTTCACGAATGTAGAAGGAAGAGCCAATTTAACAACATTAGTCACATACTTAGACGCTGCAGAAGAACCAACTGGAGTAATTTCATCAGCAAACAAGTTTACAGTTGATACTGTAGTTCCAGATACTGCAGACTCAGAAGTGAATGTAATTCCTGATACTGTAATAGTTACAGAAGATCCATCGTCATATACGTTAGTAACCAAGAATTGTCCATTGTTACCTAAAGTAGTCGCACCTGAAATTAGAATATACTGTCCAACATTAATTGTAGAAGCTAATGTTCTAACTGCAGATACACTCGAAGTTATAGTAGATCCAGAGAAACTAAACGCTCCAGTAGAACCAGTGAATAATTGAGTATAATCAACTGGAGTTACGTCAGTGTTAGCGTGAGTTGGTGAATTGATCTTATTAGATATTGCAACTAAACTCATACGTTGTGTATCTAATACTGGAGATAATGAGTCATTAGTTGATGAGAAATTAACAGCAAATGTCACTGATTTATTTCCACCAATAGAAGTATTCTCATTAACTTCAGAAGCTATAAGTCTTGGGCTATAGAAGTAATTATTTTCGTTGGATAAACAATCTCCAAACGCAATATCTTGAACGTAAGGTGTTTCAGTTCCATCAACTGATTTACCAGATGTAGTTTTGATACTATACATTACAGATGTTTCAGAGAAGGACTGAACTTGTGCGATTGGATAAACAGCATCATACTGAACTTGACCAGTCGCTTTAATTGCTGAACCACCAGCATATCCAGTTGCTGTAGCTGATGTTGTAGAAACAATCGTGTAAGAATCTAAATCAATATTAGAAACAGTTTTTGTTCCATTCAATTCAGCAGAAGGAATTCCGTTTAATGTTCCAGAAGCACCAGTTATAATAACTTTAGATCCAGAAGATAATCCATGATCTTTATGCCATACTCGAACAGTGGTAGAACCAGATGTTGTTTGGAATGGATCTGTTTCTAAAGTAGAATATGGAAGAACATCGTTAACGAATTGAATAGTACCAACTGCTGAAGTATCAAACTTAGCACGGTGAATAGTGAACTTCAAATCTTGAGTTTGATCTGTTGTCCAAGTAGAAGCGTTCTGCGATTTAAATAGAGAACCAGCATATGGTTGTTCAGAAATAGTACGACTAGTTCCTGGAACAACATCACCGACCTGAGAAATCCAACATTTATATTTGTTAGAATCAGAAATCAAAACGATGCAATATTCACCAGCGTCCTGAACATACACAGGAGATTTAAACGTGAACGAAGTTGGAGTATCATATGTAGGTGTTTCTACGCCATCTAAGTCTACTGTGTTAACTGATAAATTAACTTGTTCAGGTTTTAAAGTTACACGTGAGAATGGTAAAACACGTTTGCCTGGATATCCGTTAACAACCTCACGAATTTCCATTGTAACTGGAATTTGAGAATCTTTGCTAGCAAAGAAAATGTCAACTTTAGTTAAGAATGCTCCACCCTTATTATCAACTAAGAAAGTCTGAGCCAATGGGTCATACCAACCAGTATCGGAGATAACTCTTGAGCTAGTTTCGATAATAGTCTGAGAATCTTGTACAGTTTCTTGTACGATTTCGGCATTACGAACTGCATTAACTAAAGATTGTCTTGTTTCAACAATACCCTCAGCACGATATTGAGCACGACCACGAGATGTATAATCGCCAGTTGCAACACTATTGTCAACTAACTTAAACTCACGAGATCCTGTACGGAATCTAACTGATTCAGTATTTGGGATGTTGAATAGTAAATTAACATCACCATTTTTATTTGCTACAATAGAACCACCGATAGAAGCTAATGTTATAGAGTTAATAGTTCCAGTGGCATTAGTAATAGAACCAGTAATCTGTTCATTTGCTTGGAATGTTCCAATAATATTAACAACATATAGAGCAGTAGAACCTGTATCTGGATCAGTTTCAGATCCAACAACTACAGCTGTCGCATTAGAAGTAACACCAGTTATGACATCACCTTTGTTTAAACAAACTTGCGAATCTCCAGAAATACGACGAGCTGTTTCAGAAGCGATACCACCAACATTTTTCTCGTGATCAAATGTTCCTGTTCCAGCAGTATAAGTAATTTTTGATGCTGGTGTACAATATGTAGAAACATCAATATTATCGAAGAAAGGATAGAAACGAGTAGATGGTTTTAAACCACGAACTTGAACTAATAAATTTCTAGATCTGATATATGGAATAACTGCGCTAGAAAGAACACGATCAGCAACAACTTGACGATCTACTTTAGAAACAATAGAAGTCTGAACACCAGTTCTAGATTGTCCAACTTGTGTCGCAAAAACTTCAGCAGTAACTACACGATGTGCCCATCCACTAGCCTCTGGTCCAAGACCGAATAAGTTATCGAGTGAAGCACCACCATCTCCCCAACGACGATCAGCTTCGTAACGCTGAACACCTGAAGAAACTGGAGTACCAGCCCACTGCGTTTGCCAAGCATTCCAAACAGTTCCAAGAACACCTGCCTTTTCAGCCAGTGTTGAAACTGTAGTGAAATTACCTTCTACGTTTGTTACGATATCTGGGCGACGATCTACTTCGAACCACTCATCTGCTGGAGGGTTCATTTTAACATCACCTATGAAAGTGAAAATCGCAAATGGGTTAATATTTTCTAAACGAGAAGCGAAATCTTGCTTAACTAAAACAATGTCTTCTAAAATTGGAAGAGTGATAATGTCGCCATTTTGTTCGTAGAAACTTGCAGCACGTTGAGTGTCATTAGAATTCTTCTCAATCATATTAACGTTCTTCATTGTGTAGAATGGACGTAATTCGCCTTTCTGCATATCAACAGAACACTTATAATCAGGAGAGTTTGACGCACCAACACCATGGCCATTGAAGTTATCTACAATGAAACCATTCTTTAAACGATCTAAACCAGTAGAATCAGAAATCTTTAAGTTTTGAGTTTCTTGTTCTAATAGCGATAATGATGTGTAATATTCTAAATTATCGATACGCTTTTCTAGTTTACCAATATCACGCATCGTGTAACGCTTGTTATCGATTTTCTTGATATCAACGTTATTTGATGATGTACCGAATGTATATGGCTCTAAAGCTAACTTATAAAGAACCATACCAGTTGCTGGATCTTCTGGTTCTCCTGGATTGATAGAAGATGTTCCAGAAATACTAAAGAAGTTTCCGTTAACATCAACAGCAATTTTCTCTTTGCGAGCTAGATAATAAGTGAAATCTGTACGAACATCTGCGCCACGTTTTGGTATTAATGTTGCTGACCCAGAACCACTGAATACTAATCCAGCATCATCAATTCTAGGACGGAAATCCAAAGAATCGCGTAAAACTGGAGGAATCTCTTTATATGAGACGTCAGCTGGATATGAATTAACAGAGCAGTAATCTCCAGTTGAGTGTGTGAAATATTCGAACACAACTTCAATTGGAGCTGATGGTGGAACATATGTATCTTTTAATGTCAATCTACCAACATCATAGTAAGTAGAACGTTGACCATTATCAAAATCATAACGATCTGAAATGTCGATAGAATATGTTGAACCTGGAGACGCAAAAGTTCCAGACTTCATCTTCACAGAAACAATTCTCCAAGCGTCAGACTTACCTAACAGTAATGTTGTTGCTGTTGCAGTGGCTTGAGTTGTAAATGTTACTGTTGCTGAATTTAATGTTTTAGTTTTTTCTGTATTGGTTGATCCAGTTTTATTAACGGCACCAATAACAACGAATGGGCTTGATGCGTAAGAAGCATTAAGTGTAAATGTGACAGAAGAGCCAGATGGAGTAATAGAATCTGGAAGAATAATGTTTCCAGTTGTATTATTAGTTAATATGTAATTACCATTAACTGCTCCAGAAGCCATAGTTCCAGAAGATGTTGATACTGTTAATGAACAAGTTCCACCAGAAGCAGAAGAAGTTGTACCAGTAAATCTCTCATAAGATGTATAAGAAGTATCGTTGGTTCCTAAAGCACTTCTCAATGATTTAACAGCATAATATGGAAGAGAGAATAGTAATGAATCTAAATCTGATTCATTAAGTTTAGTTTTAACCAAACCATATGCAGAACCAGTTGCTGTTAATGATGTTCCAATAGTTAAAGAAACTTGAGATGCAATAGCAGTTACACGATATAATGAACCATTAACTGAGATATAATCTCCAGTAACTAGATCAGTTTGGAATGAAGTTCCTGTTCCTGTCACAGTAGTACCAGAAGCTGTAACAGAACCAATTAATTGAGTAACATTAGGATTAATGTCTGCAGAGAAACTTGTTGCAGCTGAACCACCATTATAGAACATAGATTTAACATGTCTATCAAATGTATATCCGTTTAATAATTGAACATCAAATAAAGAAACTTTATATACAGCAGAAGTTGACCCGATAGTTCCATTATCCCAATCAATGAATCGAACACGAGCAGTACCAATCTTAGTGCCAACTGCAGTTCCACGACCAGCAGAATTTGTGATTTGATTATACAAATCCACTGTAGCAAATGTATTAACTGGAGGAAGATTATTGAGATTAGTTACATAGATAAAGTTACCAACTGTTGCTGTAATGAAAGCGTTGTCAGCTTGAACGAAATCTCTTGCTTTATTAACTGCTACATATTCAGTGGCAATCTTTTCGATCTCATATCCACGAACGTATGCCTTTCCAGGTTCTAAACCAATAGCTAATTTAGAATCATCGCCAGATAGAAAAATACCACGATTATAAACTGGATTAGTTGTATATTCCCAGTTAATACCAGTAGATCCTGGACCATCATAAGCAGTACCAGTTGTATGAGTTGGCGCAATAGAAACAGATGTTCCAGTATTTTTGGCAACATATGTATTACCACCATTTGATACAATGTCACCTAGCATAAAGTTAGTAGTGCTAGTCCAAGCACCACGATCATTGGTACGATGTTCACGAATATCAATCGCAAAATCTCTAACAGTATAATCGCCAGATTCGTCATATGTACGTCTAGCCAATGTTTTTTCTATCTCAGCGTATTCAGTTTTGTTTACTAATTTTTGATTAAATCCTTCATTTACTCTTAGTAATTCAATAAAATCGCTATCTTCAGTTGAATCTAAAGGCAACTTAGCTAGTTGTAAATCAATGAAATAACGATGTGCGCCTGGAGCAGCATAATTGTAGCTGTTTTGTGCGTTATCTAAAAGAGTCTCTTCTTCTTCTGGAGTAATGACTGATTCTGTTACTGATAAACCAATACGATATGAAGGAGTGTTTGTATACTTATCTAGAATAAGAGAATGCGCATCAACTAAAACGAAATGACCATTAACATAATAGACACCACGTTCAATTGTTACGATAGAAGCAGTTCCTGTAGCAGCACTAGTTTCTGCTTGGAATTCGTATACAGAATCTTCAGTTGAAATTGTTTCGCTATCTGCGAATACTTTAGTTTCACCATCAGTTCCAGAATTTTTATATCTAACGTAGATTGTTGTTGGTTCAGTAGTCTCTTGACTTTGAACTTTAATAACTTCGGCAACTAAACCATTAGCACCGATAATTGTTTTACCCAATAAGTTGCTTAAAAACGTCTCAACAGCAACGCCAGCATACAATGGTTGTAATTTTACATATTGTACATTATTATCAATGGAGATTTGTCCTGGAATTACCATCGCACCTTGTTTGAATACGTGGTCTCCATGACGAGAAATTTGTTTTTGTAAAATTGTTTGGAGTTGGGTTAGTTCGCGAGCCTGAACAGCGAAACTTGGACGGAACAAAATTCTGTAGAATTTTTGGTTCTCGTCATAATCGTCATTATACGGTTCGGTATTGAAATCAATCATTCTTTGCTCTTATCTTAAGTTAATTACTTTTATTTATTAGAACTTAATAACAGTTCGTAGAGTAACAGTTTGGTCTTGCGTCGGTGTAAATGCTTGTTTATTATCAATAAACAACAAATCACCAGAATATTTATCTACAGTTGGATTGGTTACACCAGAAACACTAAAAGTATTTGTTGATTCATTAACCATAACACCACCAATAACAGGTGGTAAATTATCAAGTGCTTGTAATAAAGCTGATGTTGAATTCAAATTAACAATTCTGAATCTAGCATTATTAGAAGATAAACGAATAATCATATCTTGTTCAAATTGTACTGTGTTAATCGAACCAGTTACTACAAAACAACCAGAACCAATAGCTGAATCTAAACGATATGTCGTTCCATATTTTCTTGGATTTTTAATAATACCAACTTGACGGAAATCGTTATTCACATCAAATCCTTGGTTTTTATCTTTAGACACATTAGTATAAAACATTAGTGTGCGAGAATATAAACCATTTAATGAATCTTTACCATGTCCACCATAAACAGTAATAATAGGTCTAGCTTTTGCTCCATATCCATTACCAGTAATTGTAACTCTCGCCCAACGATAACCAACACCATAATTAGTTACTCGTAATTTAATAATTCTACCATTTTGTATAACTGCCTCAGCTGCTGCTCCAGTACCATCACCCTCGATAGTAACTGTAGCTGCTGCATAACCGAATCCACCAGAAGTCATTTTATAAGACATGATTCTTCCATCTGGTGTCAATAATTCAGTGTTAGCTTGTAACGTGTTAATATCTCCTGGAGATAAATCTGCTGATAATTGAGCGTCACTTCCATCGCCAGTTACATTTATATTAGTTGCTGTATATCCTATACCTGGATCATCAATTTGAACGCCAACAATTTGCCCAGCATCAATAATAGGAATTAGTTTTGCTTCTGATTTGACAGAAGAAAAATAACACCCTGCACCTGCGCCACCAGCCACTGGTTGTACCAGTACATCTGGTATTGAAGAATATCCAGCTCCATAACGTAGAACTGCGGTTCCTGTGGCTGGCTGGCCAGCATATGTTAATGTCGCAGTTCCGTTTGTAGCAGAACCAGAAGTATGGGTTGGTGCAGATGAACCAGTATTACCAGCACCTGTCACTGTATATAATCTATTAGAATAAAATATTTGCTGACCAACAGTTACAGCAGTTGTAGCAGTCCACTGAGTTCCAAAAACTACAGCTGGTATGCTTGAGTAATCATCGCCGAAATTTTGAATAACAACATAAGAAACAGATGTTCCACTCATAACTGCTAGTGCCACTACACCAGATCCACCACCACCAACAAAAGAAACAGTTGGTGTATTTGTATAACCAGATCCACCACTGGTCATATTAACTTCTCTGACACCACCAATTAAATTGATTTCTGTTACAATACCACCAACAGTTACAGCTTCTGCCACTGCAGTTGAACCAACAAACTTTAAAGCAGCAGTTCCATTTGATACAATACCATATCTATGGGTTGGGGCTGGGCTAGCCAAATTGCCTGGAAGCGTAACTTCATAAATGTTTCCATTATAATTTACTTTTTGGCCAAGTAAAACTAAAGTTCCATCAATCCATGGGTTCGAGTTCATTGGTGGATCAATTTCAACAGTAGCTCCAGAAGTATATCCAGAACCACCACTTCCTGTTATGTTAGCACCAATCAAATATAATGGATCAGATTCTCTATATCCATCACCCTGTAAAGTTATATT